AGAGGCAATGGCAGATGCAGCAACCGATGCAGGATATGATATAAATGATTCTACTTCTGCAGGATTGAGTGGTGAATCATCGGATTATCAATCAGAATCACTTAATGAAGGTGGTGAAGATTCAGCACCGGCCGATTCGGAAACAGCAAAACAATCTCCTTCGGAAAAAATTGAAGAGTGTGGAAATATACGAATTAAAGAACCACCTCAAGTTGTAATTGATGCTATGAGAAAATGGGGTATTAAAACTCCGTTACAAAAAGCACATTTTCTTGCTCAATGTGCACATGAAAGTGGTAATTTTATTTATACAAAAGAAATTTGGGGACCATCTGCTGCACAACAACGTTATGAAGGTAGAAAAGATTTAGGTAATACACAACCCGGTGATGGTTTTAAATTTGCCGGAAGAGGTTATATTCAAGTTACAGGTAGAGCAAATTATTCTCAATTTCGAAAAGGTGTATCCGATGATGTAGTTGCAAACTCAACATTAGTTGAAAAAAAATACGTTGCTGAAACCGCTTGTTGGTTTTGGAGAACTCGTAAATTAAATGAAGCAGCAGTAGATGATACAATAGGAACTTTAAAATATATTACAAAACGAATAAATGGTGGTTATAATGGATTGGATGATAGGAAGAAAAAGTTTTGTGGATATTGGAAAAAATTAAAAGAAAATCCTAATTTATACTCATAAAAATTCAAAATCCAACGAAGATATATTTATATGAAGTAAACAAATATTTTCAAAATGGATTCTAAAAAATTAGCACAACTAATTAAATTAGTAGTAGAGCAAGAAATTAAGAAACAACTTCCTAAAATGATTAAGGAGGAGGTTAGTAAATTATTGAATGAAAACACAAAACCAATTCCTAAAACAAAGGATATATTGGAAGATATTGACCCATTCGAACTTGCAAATCAATTGTTAGATAAAGAGAGAGTACAACAACCTGCTATTCAACGCGAGTCTGTACAACCTAAACGACAATTCACAAAAAATCAAACATTAAATGATATACTAAACCAAACACAACCATTTAGTGCTGCACAAAGAACTGCAGGACCAGTTGGTGGTGGTTCATCGGTTTTAGATAATTTTCAATCTGAACCTATGAATGAGGGGTATGTAAATTCTCACATTCCAAACTATATGGATTCAGAACCGGATATCGATACAACTATGTCGTTTGGTGGTGGAGCAATGGGTGGTGTTGAATCAATGAGAGCACAAATGGCTGCTAAGATGGGTTATGGTGATATGGGAGGTGGTTCATCAAAAGGTGGATTGGGAGTATCAACTGGTTTAGCGGGATTAGATAGAATTTTAAATAGAGATAATTCAGAATTAGTTAAGAGGTTTAAAAAATAATGGCATACGTTTTAGGAAATAAAATCGTCAAAGATACAAAAGAATTCGATACCTATGCGTATGGAATCACACTACCTTTAAAACGAGGTGGTAATGGTTATTTTGAACAGGCTTTTACTTCCTTTGAACAAGCTAAATCAAATTTGAAAAATTTACTCCTAACTAAACGAGGTGAACGAGTAATGCAACCTGAATTTGGAACTGGATTAGAATCATTATTATTTGAACCGATGGATGATTCATTTGAAGGTAAATTAACGGAGGTAATCACACAGACAGTAAATTACTGGTTACCTTATATCAATATTGAAGAAATTGATATAGAAATGACTGATGAAATGAGGGATAGACATATCGCACATATGAAAATACAATTCACGGTTGGCAATCAAATTGATTTACAAGAAATAACTTTCACGGTTAGAGGATAATAAAAAATGGCATTAAATAGTATAACAAAAAAAAGTAATCAAGGTAGAGATATAAAGTATCTTAATAAAGATTTTGCTGGATTCAGACAAAACTTAATTGAGTATGCAAAAACATATTTCCCAAAAACATATTCTGATTTTAACGAATCATCTCCTGGTATGATGTTCATAGAAATGGCATCATATATCGGTGATGTTATGGGGTATTATATCGATGATACTTTAAAAGAATCATTAATGTTATATGCAGAGGATAAAGAAAATGTTCTTGCCCTTGCACAATATTTAGGATATAAACCAAAGGTAACATCACCTGCATTAGTTAGTTTGACAGTTTACCAATTAGTTCCTGCAGTTGGAACTGGTATTAATAATAGACCTGATTCTAAATATTATTTAAGAATTAAAGAAGGAATGGTAGTTCAAGCAAATTCAACTGGTACTATGTTTAGAACTACGGAATTGTTAGATTTTAATGTTAGTGATGATAGAGAAATAACTATATATTCTAAAAATGGAGATGAACCAAATTATTATTTAATTAAAAAACACGTAAACGCTATTTCTGCAGAATTACGAGTTATACAAAAAACATTTGGGTCTCCTGAAGAATTTTCTAAAATTGATATAGCAGATGATAACGTAATCGAAATATATGATGTTAGAGATGATAATGGAAATAAATGGTATGAAGTTCCATATCTTGCACAAGAAATGGTTTTCATAGATTATCCTAATAGTGAATATAATGATAAAGATTTAGTACAATTTAAGGATTCAGTTTCAAACATATTAAAGGTATTAAAAACCTCTCGTAGATTTGTAACAAAAGTAAATGCCGATAATACAACAACATTAGTATTTGGAGGTGGAAATTCAACATCATCGGATGAAACACTTATACCTAGTTTTAAAAATGTAGGATTAGGATTAAATTCATCAATTGATAAATTGGGTGCATCTTTTGACCCTGCCAATTTTTTGAAAACAAAAAGTTATGGTCAGGCTCCATCATCTACAACTATAACAGTTTCGTATTTAGTTGGTGGTGGAATTTCATCAAATACCCCAATTGGAGATTTAACTAGAATTGAAACGATATCATTTGATGAAGATACAAATATATTCACCGATAATGAATTGGGAGTATATCGTATAGCAAAAGGTTCAATTGCAGTAGAAAATGAAGTAACTGCTGTTGGTGGTAGAGGTGCTGAAACAATTGAGGAAATTAGAGAAAACGCACTTGCGAATTTTTCATCTCAAAATCGTGCAGTAACTCGTAAAGATTACCAAGTAAGAGCATTATCTCTACCTGCGAAGTATGGCGGAATAGCTAAAGCATATTGTGCACCAGATGGTGAGTTAGATAATAATTCCCCAGCATCAATCTTAGCAAACCCAGATACACTTTCAGAATTTACCCAATTAGTTCAATCTATGCAAGGTAAATCTGAAATAGAAATTAAGGAAAATGTAAATAAATTCTTAATTGGTAAAAAAAATAATTTAAATGAAAAAAATAATCCATTTGCTATAAACTTATATGTTTTGGGTTATAATCAAAATAAAAACTTAGAACAAATTGGAACAAACCAAGCCTTAAAACAAAATCTAAAAACATATTTAAATGAATATAGAATGCTTACTGATGGTGTAAATCTATTAGATGGGTTTATTATCAATATCGGTGTAGATTTTGAGATTATGGTTTATGGTGGATATAACAAAAGAGAAGTATTAGTAAGATGTATAGATGAGATTACAAATTACTTTAATATAGATAATTGGACATTTAATATGGCAATCAATCTAAGTGAATTAGAATTATTGATTTCAGGTATTGAAGGAGTTCAATCCGTTCCGAAGTGTGAAATAGTAAATAAATGTTTAGGACAATATTCGCAGTATTCATATAACATTGCTGAAGCAACAAAAGGTAAAATGGTATATCCATCATTAGACCCATCAGTATTTGAATTGAAGTACCCAGCGAAAGATATTAAAGGGAGGGTTGTTTAATGTATCAATTCATAACAGCATCAAAAGATGCAACAATTTACTTACAACAACCTAAACAAAATACTGGGTTGGATGAAATATTAGAAGTTTCCAAAGTTTATTATGGAAACTTAAAAGATACTGCCCGTAGTTTAATTAAATTTGAAACATCTACATTAGCTACATCAATATTAACAGGTGATGTAACTATGAGTTCTTGTGATTTAATATTAAGAGAATGTGAATCAAACGAAATTCCAATAGATTATACAATTTATGCATATCCAATTTCACAAAGTTGGGATATGGGTATTGGTACTCGTTTTGATGATATTTCAACCGATGGTGTTACTTGGAACTATAAAACAACAGGTGTTGAATGGTTAGAAAATTCAGGTAGTTTGAATCCTCAAACAACAGGTTCTGGTACTCCAATAAAGGGGGGAGTTTGGTTTACAGGTTCATTTGCATCACAATCATTTAACTATCAGAGTTCCGATGTTGAAATGAATGTATTGAATATGGTTTCTACTTGGATTAGTGGAGGATTACCAAATGAAGGTATGATATTAAAACACGACTCTGCATTAGAAAACGATACGAATGATTATGGCCAATTAAAATTCTTCTCAAAGGAAACAAATACCATATATCAACCAAAGTTGAGAATTGGGTGGGATGATTCTACATTTACAACTGGTTCTTTAACTGAACTTACAAGTGATGATATTCATGTAACATTTAAGAAATTAAAAGCTAGATACAAAGTAAATAGTAAACCAGAAATTAGAGTGTTTGCTAGAGAAAAATATCCACTTAAATCATATACACATCTTTATTCGTATAACGATGTAAAATATTTACCATCTACAACTTACTATCAAATTAGAGATGTAGTTACTGATGATATTATTGTACCATTTGGTGAATATACAAAAGTAAGTTGTGATACAAATGGTAACTATTTTAAAGTAAATTTAATCAATTGGGAAACTAATAGAGAATACTATATCGAAATAAAAATTGATAGAGATGGTGCAGTTGAATATTTTTCAGATAAAGATTTAACTTTTTTAGTGGAAAAATAATATATGTCATTACAAAACGAATTTAGAGTATCGGAACTAATATCAAGTGGTTCTGCAGTTATTACCTCACAAAATAGTGAAGGTAATCACACTTTTTATGTCAAACCAATAAATGAAGATTTTGATGGTGAGACTAGTGGATATGTAGAAAGACCAAAATATAACGAAACAGAACTTAAAAAAGCAGTTGATGTTAAAGTAGATGAACTTATACCACAAACCCCAAAAGAACAACCAAGTGTAGTTCCTCAAAAAACTTATGATAGATTAGAAGGTTTATATAGTGGTAGTTTAAGTAACATCAAAGATTTAGATAAAGAATTAAATGCTGCTAATGGAGAAATACAACGTTTAGCAACTGAAAATGATAATCTAACTACTCAAATTGATGTAGAAAGATTACTAAGAGCATCAGCGGAAAACGAATTAGATATTACGAATAGTAAATATGTAACCTTAGTACAAGATTTCCAAAACGCATTAAGTAAAGGTATTAGAGAAGGTATTGAAAGGGTTTCCTTAGAAGCACAAATTAGAGGTTTACAGGCCGAAAAACAAACGTTTAATGAATTACAAGCTCAATTACAAAACCAATTAGATACTGCAAATACTAGAATTGCTGAATTAGGAAACCAATTAGTAAACTCACAACAATTATTAGCATCAGCTCAAACACAGGCATCAGCAGCAGCAACTTCTGCTGCAGCAGCTCAACAAGCTCAACTTGCTAATACTAAACAAAAGAAAATTATTTGTAACGAATTATATAATCAAGGATTCCTACCAAAACACATTTGGAATGCAGATGAACGTTATGGTAATATGATGTGGGAGAAAGACCCTACATTAGTATTGGGATATATGATGTGGGCAAAGAATGTTGTTAAGTTTATGAAAGAAAAACCACAACATACGAAGTGGATTTATAAAGTAGTTAAACCATGGACAGAGCATATGGCTTATGAAATGGGTGAATTACCAAAAGATAATTGGGTAGGTAAGATTATTCACAATGTTGGTAAACAATATTGTTATTATGTATATAATAAAGTAATGGGTAAAAGAAACGTAGTATGGCAATAACACAATTTAAAGAAGTAGTTGATAAGAAAGGCTACAAAGTTGATAGTAAAGATAGAGCGATTTTTGAACAAGAAGTTGCAAAATCTTACTTTGGACTTGGAACTGCCGATACTATCGAATTTGTATTATACGATGCAAGTGATAATGTTTTACCACAAGGTGAAAGTGGAGATAAAGTTAGATACATTTATTTAGATGATGTAAACATTTCTAAATATTTTATTTTTAGTGAAAATAAATCTAACAAAAAAACAAATGGTGCTAAAGAATATATCATTGATACTGAAAAATTAGTTAGAGATGCTGGTTATTCAAATGGTATATTTAAAACACAAACAACACTTTTAAATAGAAGAGCAGGTTCTGCTAGTGTAGATAAAGATAAATTATGGATACATGAAATTTCACCATCTCGCACTGAAATTCGTATTTTACCTTTAAAAGATAAAGATGGAAACGTAATTGATGATTTAGAAAATCGTGTAAATGTTTTCTTAAAAGAAGGTGAATTTAGAGATGATACAGTTTATTTTGTAGAACCATTTATTGAAAGTTTAAAAGTTGAAAATATTTTACAAAAATTTCTTTCTCAAAGAGGAAAAATTGTAGAAGGTCAAACTTATGTAAAGTTAATTCAAAAAGAATTTAATATTACAAATTGGGAAACCTTTATAAATTTGATAAAAACTAAATTAATTGAAAGTACAAAATACTACATTCAGAATAGAGATTGGTCTATAAAATCTATAAATTATAGTAAACCATTATCATCTCCATTTCCAGTAGAATTATCGGTTTATCAAATTAAACAAACTATACT